TCGGCGCTCATTGGGTAAAGAAACGGTACATATTACCACACCCGCCCAATGAATCTTTTAAGGGTGAAGACGGTCTAACCAGAAAGTTTATACCAGCAAGATTAGATGACAATCCTTATCTTGCAGAAGATGGTCGTTATGAGGAGATGCTCAAGGCTCTCCCTGACATCCAGCGAAAACAATTACTAGAAGGTAATTGGGAAATCGCAGAGGGTGCTGCATTCACTGAGTTTGATACAGCAGCCCACGTAGTTACTCCTTTTGATATTCCAATAGGATGGGAAAGAATAAAAGGGATTGACTATGGTTATGCGTCAGAGAGTGCCTGTATATGGGGGACAGTTGATCCAACAGACGGTACTTTAATTATATATAGAGAGTTATACCGTAAAGGACTTACGGGCGAAGATCTTGGAAACATAATAGCTGAAATGGAAGCCCAAGATCCTTTTGCTGTACCCGGAGTTCTAGATACGGCAGCATGGGCTAAGACAGGTACAACAGGCCCAACTGTAGGCGAGTCGTTGATGCGCGTAGGTCACAAGCTACGAAGAGCAGATAAGAATCGTATACAAGGTAAGATACAAATTCACGAATACTTGAAGATACAACAAAGCGGTAGGCCGCGACTGCAAATATTTAATACTTGCCCTAACCTGATACGTGAACTTCAAAGTATTCCTTTAGATCGGTCAAACCCAGAGGATGTGGATACTCACGCCCCTGACCACGCATATGATGCGTTGAGGTACTTGATAATGTCAAGGCCCCGAATAGCCGATCCACTAACAAGAATCAGACATATGCATCGTGAACAGGCATTCACGCCTTTAGATTCAGAGTTTGGTTATTGATATAGGTAATAGTATGGCTGATAAAAACTCAATAACAGATAACGCTAATAACGTCTATTTTCAAGATGTAGAGGGCGAGCAGGGTAAGACACTTAACCTTGAGGAGTCCCTTCACAATCAATTTACTGGCGTTATTTATGATCGTTATCAGTCAGCTAAGGATGCTAGAGATCATGACGAAAAGCGTTGGATAACTGGCTATCATAATTACCGTGGATTGTACCCCAAGCACTATAAGTTTAGAGAATCAGAAAAATCTAGAGTATTTGTAAAAGTAACTAAAACTAAAGTGCTTGCTGCTTTTGGCCAGCTAGTTGATGTAGTCTTTGGTTCCAATAAGCTCCCAATTGGAATATCTGAAACAAAGATGCCGGAAGGTGTAGCTGAGTACGCTCATCTAGACACGCAAAATCCGGTTCCCAGCATTGAGACTAGCTCGCCAGCCCCGGAGCCTAGCGCAACTAATCCTTACGATGTAGGGTATGCAGGTGACGGAAAACAGGTCTTAAATGCCGGGGCAACCTATAATAAGGGAGAAACAGAAGATATAGATGCTGTGCTGAAGGATGTATTGACTGATGGTGGCTCTGCTATCCCACAGTTCTACGAAACCAAGCCAGCACAAGAAGCCGCTAGACGCATGGAAAAACTTATCCATGATCAGATAGAAGAGTCTAAAGGATCTAGCGAGATACGTAATGCACTGTTTGAATGTGCGTTGTTTGGCACAGGTATTGTTAAAGGCCCATTTAATTTTAATAAAACTCTGAATCGTTGGGAAGAAAACGCAGAGGGTCAGAGAGAATACAATCCAGTAGAAGTACGAGTACCCCGCATAGAGTTTGTTAGCATCTGGGATTTCTTTCCAGATCCTAACGCAACTAACATGGATGAATGCGAATACGCTTTCCATCGTCACAAGATGAACAAGTCACAAGTACGTGCTTTGGCCCGTATGCCTTATTTTGATAAGGATGCTATACGTGCTACTCTACAGATGGGGCCTAACTACGAGCCGGAGCATTACGAACACGAACTAAAAGATGACCAACGCTCAGAAGACTATGGCTCCGGTCAGTACGAAGTCTTGGAGTATTGGGGCATCATGGATGCTGAATATGCCAAGCAAGTTGGCATGGAGCTTCCTGAAGATACTGATGACTTAGACGAAGTACAAATAAACGCTTGGGTATGTAATGGTAATATACTCAGGGCTGTTGTTAATCCGTTTACGCCTCATCGTATTCCTTACAATGCTTTTCCTTATGAGCGTAATCCATACAGTTTCTTTGGCATTGGTGTTGCCGAAAACATGGATGACTCTCAAAAGATTATGAATGGTCATGCACGTATGGCTATTGATAACCTTGCCCTGTCAGGCTCTCTAGTATTTGATGTTGACGAGTCTTCTCTTGTGGGTGGTCAAAGCATGGAGATATATCCGGGAAAGATCTTTAAGCGTCAAGCTGGAGTACCCGGACAGGCTATTAATGGCGTAAAGTTTCCTAATACATCCAATGAAAACATGATGATGTTTGATCGTTTCCGGCAGCTTGCAGACGAGCAAACAGGTATTCCTAGTTACTCACACGGGCAAACAGGTGTACAGAGCATGACACGTACCGCATCTGGTATGTCTATGCTTTTAGGTGCAGCCTCACTAAACATCAAAACAGTTATAAAAAATCTAGACGATTTTCTGTTGCGTCCTTTGGGCGAAGCTTATTATCAGTGGAATATGCAGTTTTTAGATAATAAACTAAACATAGAAGGAGATCTAGAAGTAAAAGCTACAGGTACTAACAGCCTGATGCAAAAAGAAGTACGTAGTCAACGCTTGACAATGTTCTTGCAAACAGCGCAAAATCCTTCAATTGCACCATTTATTAAAATTAACAAGCTTATCAGCGAACTGGCTTATTCATTAGAACTTGACCCAGAAGAACTATTGAATGATCCAGAAGAAGCCGCTGTGATGGCTAGAATCATAGGATTACAAAATGCTGGACAAGGCACTGGTCAGGAGGCTCAAGCCGCTAGTGAACAACCCGGAGATGTGGGAGGCCCTGAAGGATTACCTCCAGAAGGCCAAGATGTCGGAGTTACGGGTACTGGCGGTGGCAACATCGGAACTGGAAATGTACCGCAGTCAGGGGAGAGTGAATTCTCTGGAACGCTTAGAGAAGTTGCGGGATAACGTAAATGATTTTGCCAAAGAGTAGAAATATGTCTTTAATGATATTGGACGCATTAGCAGCTAAATACGAAGCTGATATGCATGGGCTACAAGTAAACATAGCAAATTATTTTTCTAATGCTGTGGGTGTAGCTGAACATCCAGATATTGTAGAAGAAGTAGATAAACTGATTGAACAAGTTGCGACAGCCGAAGAAAAATTAAAAATTGTTAATGAAATTTATGAAGTAGAAAAAGGTAATTTAGATGTCTAAAAGCAGAGTGAATGAGGCTGGTAATTATACTAAGCCCACAATGCGAAAGAATCTTTTTAATAAAATTAAAGCTGCTGGTAAAGGTGGTAAACCCGGACAGTGGTCAGGGCGTAAAGCCCAGATGCTTGCTAAAGAATACAAAGCCAAAGGCGGCGGTTACAAGTGAAAGGTTTGTTTTGGAGTCCTCTTCAGAAAAAACTTGTTTCATATGATGAATGGATAAAAGACGCAGAGAAGCAAGATGACATTAAAAAAGTCTCAGCAATCTCTTAAAGATTGGACATCTCAGAAGTGGAGAACCAAAAGCGGTAAGCCTTCCACTCAAGGCTCTGAAGCTACAGGTGAAAGGTATCTGCCTGAAAAAGCTATCAAGGCTATGTCTAGTTCTGAATATGCAGCAAGTACAAAAAAGAAAAGAGAAGATACTGCAAAAGGAAGACAACATTCTAAGCAGCCTGAAAAAGCTGCGGAAACAGCACGTAAATACAGGAACACAGGTGGTATTGTGAACAAAGCTAAATTTAAAACTGTAATGGAAGAATTTGGAGCAGGTAAATTAAAGTCTAGCTCTGGCGATACTGTAACTTCTAGAGATCAAGCTCTTGCAATTGCTTATGCTCAATCTAGAGCCGCCAAGCAAATGGGTGGTTTAATGGAGGCTGCAAAACAACAACAGCCTTTGTTTAGAATGGCGGGAGGTGGGTCTATGATGGTTCCTACTGAAGGCGTTCCTCAAGATACCTACCCAAACATACCACCCGAAGAAATGGCAGAAGCCAAAGCTTCTCAACTCCCTGACGATCAAATGGAACAGGGATATCTAGATTATGTAATTACTGAAACACTTGCTCCAGAAGAGCAAGAGTATCTAAAGAATGCTCTAGAATCAGACCCACAGCTTAGTGCTATTATAGACAAAGTTGTGATGACTGCTTCTGAGTTTTCTGGGGCCGGAGAAGTTGAAGGCCCCGGAACTGGTGTATCGGACTCAATACCCGCTAGATTATCTGACGGAGAGTTTGTATTCACTAAAAAAGCTACCGATCAATTAGGTGCTGACAACCTCCAAGTTATGATGGACGAGGCTGAACGTGCTTATGATGGTGGCTTAATGAGTCGGCCTTCTGATGCCACACAAACAGCTTTAACTGACGAAGAAAAGATTCAGCGTCAAATGGCTGGAGCAAACAGAATGCCGAGTATTCGTTAACACGGCTACCTTGAAGGAACAAGCCCCTATCAGTCTGACGAGACATTTAGAATAGGCTACCTTGTAGACAACAAGCCCCGTTTGGAGAAGTAACATGACTGTTGCAGAAAAACTAGAGGAACAAGAAGCAAATCCTTATAACATGAAGAAAGATTGGCACAAAGGCGAAACTCCCCGCATGGAGAGTGCTGATGGCCTTTTCTTTGCACCTGAACCTTCTAAGGCCACCTCCAGCGAAGAAGCTGAAGCCCCTGAAAAAAAAGAGTCTAAGGATGTAAATTATAAGAAACGCTATGACGATCTAAAGAAGCATTACGATAGTAAAGTTTCTGAATTTAAACAGCGTGAGCAAGAACTGTTGGCCGAAGCAAAAACAAATGCTCCCCAGTACCAAGCTCCTAAAACTGTTGAAGAGATAGAAGCTTTCAGGAAAAAGAATCCTGATCTGTATGAAACGGTAGAGACTGTAGCTCACTTTCAGAACGAACAGCAACTGGCAGATATACGCCAAGAGCTAGTTTCACTGAAGCAACGTGAAGCAGACATAGCCAAGAAAGAAGCTGAAGTTGAGTTGCGTCAAAGGCATCCCGACTTTGAGGACATTCGGGGTAATGAAAAGTTTCATGAATGGGCCAAAGCTCAACCGGATCAAATACAGGATTGGATTTATAATAATCCTAATAATGCTGGTTTAGCTAGTAAAGCGATTGATTTGTATAAGATAGAAAATAATATTACTGCACAGCCAACCAAAAGGAAGTCTGTATCGCAAGGAAGTGCAGCAGATATGGTTTCTACTAAAACGAAATCCATTGACACTAAACAACCTAAGATATGGACTGAACGGGAAATTGCTAAAATGTCCGTAACTGAGTTTGATAAATATCAAGAAGAAATTAATCAAGCAATTAGTGAAGGACGAGTAATTAAATAATTTGTCTTTTATTGAGGTAATTAAAAATGGCTTATAACCAATCCGATCAGTATTTTGAGCCGAGTACGGATACTGATGCTAACTTTGCGAACTCCGTAGCGGGTCAGAACAATTCATTCTTCCTTCCTGCTATTTATAGCAAGGCGGTACTGAATTTCTTCCGTAAGGCTTCTGTAGCCGAGGCAATCACTAACACTGATTATGCCGGGGAGATTTCCGCTTACGGTGATTCTGTAAAGATCATCAAAGAACCTACCATCACTGTCTACCAGTATGAACGTGGTCAGGACGTAGCTTCAACTAAATTGACCGACCAAGAGGTAACTCTGGTTGTTGATACTGCGAATGCTTTTAAATTCATCGTAGATGACATTGAGAGCAATATGTCTCACGTTAACTTCCGCGAAGTAGCTGCATCTTCTGCTGCTTACTCTTTGCGTGATGCTTTTGACGAAGGCGTAATCGCTACTATGTTTGCTGGCGTTCCTGCTTCAAGCCCAAATCACATTCTGGGTTCTGACAGTGCTACTGACCTTGCTGCTGGTACTTTTGACGGTACTGGTAATCTTGACATTGGCTTTGGAGCTTCTGAGCATGATCCAATTGACGTTCTTTCACACATGGCCCGTCTGCTTGACGAGCAAAATGTTCCTGAAGAAGGCCGTTGGTTCCTTGCAAATCCAGAGTTCTATGAGCAGCTTGTACAAAGCAACTCTAAGCTCTTGTCTGTAGATTACAATGCTGGTCAAGGTTCAATCCGTAATGGCTTGGTATCTTCTGGCAAGCTACGTGGATTTGATATGTACAAGACTAACAACATTGCAGCGACTACTAATGCCGCTGGTAAGTGTCTGGCTGGTCACATGTCATCTACCTGTACTGCTCAGACTATTGTTAACACTGAAGTAATTCGTGATCCAAGCAGCTTTGGTGACATTGTACGTGGCCTCCATGTTTATGGAGCCAAGGTACTGCGTCCAGAAGCTCTGGTATCCGCATTCTACGGTATTGACTAAGATTATCGGGGGTCTGAAATATGGCCCCCTTTAATTTATGGAGTTTATAAGTGCCTCAAATTGGAAGCGAACAAAACCCCGTTAGATTTAACGTAAACAACAAAGTTAAAATCCGTGCTAAATATTATAGACACGAAGATAAGAAAAAAGCTGACGAAAATTATGATAGGATTTTTAGAAATCTTGATAACCCTGTAAATCATAGAGAGGAAAAAAAATGATGGATTACGGCAAAAAGAAAATGATGGGCGGTGGTTATAATAAATATAACAAAGGCGGTAAAGCTAACGGAAACAAAATGGCTCGCCGTGAATACAGCAAAGGCGGTTCTGTTAGTAGTGCTATGAAAACTGCCAAACCTTGCTAACATGAAAGTTCAAGCCCCTGAAGGTTACCACTGGATGAAGAGTGGTAAAAGCTACAAACTTATGAAAGACCCTAAAGATGGCTACAAATCTCACCGGGGTGCTTCAAAGTCTGCTAACTTTGAAATTCAAAAGGTTCATAAAAAATAATGGCTAAGACTTATTTACAGTTAACGAATGAGCTGCTAAGAGAATTAAATGAAGTTGTACTGACTTCTTCTAATTTTGCTTCAGCTATTGGTATACAGGCTCATGCAAAAGACTGTATTAATAGAGCCTATTTAGATATTGTTACCGAAGAACCTAAGTGGCCTTTTCTGGCTACAGGTGAAAGTGGTGCTACAGATCCGATGTTTGGTAATGTTTCTGTTGAGACTACTGCCGGAACAAGATGGTATGAACTAAAAGCTGCTAGTGATAATTTAACTACAGACTATGCAGCTATAGATTGGGATAATTTTTATATAACAACTATTGGAGTTAGCGGTGAGTCTGCTCCTTATGTTTCTAAAAATTTAAGTTATATTACTATAGATTCATGGAAAGATTTTAGAAGAACTAGAGAAAACGCTGATGACGCAGATACCCAGAACTGGGGTGAGCCTAATGCAGTGGTTCGTAGTCTTGATGGGCGTAAGTTTGGACTAAGCCCTATACCTAAGAAGGCTTATAAGATTTGGTTCTTTGCTTACGATCTTCCTACAGAGCTGTCTGCTTATTCTGATGAAATAGTTTTTCCAGATATTTACAGCACTGTAGTTACAGCCAAAGCTAGATATTATCTTTATCAGTTTAAAGATAACCCCCAAGCATCAGCATTTGCATTAGAAGACTACAAGAAAGGTTTAAGAAGCATGAGAGAAAATCTTCTTGGGCCTAGTACATCTTATTTTAAAGATGACAGAGTGGTGTATATCTAATGTCGTTAGCATTTGGTTTATCTTGCACAGGAGGTTTAAATACTAACCTCAATGAATTTGATATGCTCAAGCAGCCGGGGTCGGCTAAAGAGCTATTGAATTTTGAGGTAGACCCTGATGGTGGCTACAGGCGCGTAAGTGGGTACACTCCTTATGGTACAACTAGACCTGAAGGTGCTAGTAGAATTTTAGGTGTAGTACCTTATGGCCTTGGTGTTGTTGCTTGTGTTGATACATCAGTATACTACACTGAAGATGGAACAACTTGGCTTCAGATTAATAGGGACACTGGACACTCTGGAGTTCTTGAGGTTAATTTAAGCAGTCAAACAGAACTAGACCGACCTAACCAAGGTCAAGCTCAGTTTGCTTTAATGCAATCATCTTTAAGTGCGCCTAATGCCACTTATGGATCTTTATCAATTGCAACAGGGGCCGACAAAGTTGCTCATTTTCATATTGATGGTGTAGGTGCAACAAGAAAATTTGTATATAGAGAAACATCATCTCCTGCTGCTGGTAAATACATTGAAAATCACGATAAGCATTTGTGTGTTGTAGATACAACAAATGCACCTAGCACATTATATTATTCAAAAACAAATGATGATAAAGATTTTTCGGGTACTGGCTCAGGCTCAGTAACTATTTCAGATAAAATAACAGGAATTAAAAGCTTTCGTGGCTCGCTTTATATTTTCTGTCAAAACACTATTCATCGTTTAGATAATATTAATGATTCGGCTAATACTGTGGTTGTTCAAATAACAAATAACGTAGGATGTCTTAGCGGCTACAGCATTCAAGAAATTGCAGGTGACGTAGTATTTTTAGCCCCTGATGGCATTAGACTTGTAGCAGCAACAGAACGTATTGGTGACGTAGAGTTAGGATCTACTTCTCGTCAGATACAATCTATTATATCGGCACTAGCTTCTAATATATCTAATTATACTATTAGCAGCGTTGTACTTAGAAACAAGTCTCAATACAGATTATTTTATACAGGAAGTTCGTCAGACATAGATGCGTCTAGAGGTGTGATAGGTACACTAACGCCTCAAGGTTTTCAGTGGTCTGAAATTAAAGGTATTCAAGCTCCTGCAATAAACTCAGGCTTTGACGCTTCAGGAGATGAAAAAGTATATCATGGAGATAATTTAGGTTATATATACTTTCATGATGTAGGTAATAACTTCTACGAAGATGGAAGTACACAGGCTATAGCAGCCTCTTATAAAACTCCTAACTTAGACTTTGGAGATGTTGGAACTTTAAAAACATTAAGATATGCAAAAATATCTTTAGGCCCGGAAGGAGAAGTAACGCCTTCTGTTAGAGTGAGATATAACTACGAAGATACCACTATTCCACAACCTAATGATTATGTTTTAACAAATGTTAGAACTCCGGCGTTGTTTGGATCTTCTCTTTTTGGTACGGGAGTATTTGGAGGAAGTTTAGATCCTCTGACTAGAGTAGCAATTCAGGGTAGTGGACATACTTGTAGTTTTAAAATTTTTTCAGAAGACAATAAACCTTCTTATTCTATAAATGGTTTATATGTAGATTATACGCCTTCTGGTAGGAGATAAGAATGGCTGGAACAAGCTACACACGACAAAGCACATTCGCAGACGGCGACACAATAACCGCTGCATTATTTAACGATGAATATAATCAGCTTGTAAATGCTTTTAGTTATGCCAGCACAGGTACTACGGGGCATCAGCATGATGGTTCAGCAGGTCAAGGTGGTAATATTACCACGATTGGTGATCAAGACTTTCTTAACAAAATAGTTGTTGATAGCACTAACAATCGTTGGGGAGTGTATGTAGAAGTTGGTGGGGTTGCTACTGAGCAAATACGTATTCAGGATGGAGCAATTGTTCCTGTTACAGATAATGGTATAGATCTTGGTACTAGCTCATTAGAGTTTAAAGACCTATACCTTGATGGCACAGCTAACATTGATAGCTTAATAGCTGATACGGTAGATATAAATGCTGGAACTATTGATGGGACTACAATTGGTGCTACTAGTGCTAGTACCGGAGCGTTTACAACTCTTGCCGCTTCTGGTGCTACTACACTTAGCGGCACTTTATCTGTTGAAGGAAATACCATTCTTGGAAACGCCGCAACAGATACAGTCACGTTTACCGCCGACATTGCATCAAATATTCTACCCAATACTGACAGTACTTACGATCTTGGGGATAGCTCTACTTATTGGGCAAATGCCTATATAGATGCTGTTATTACAACTGGTAATGTATCTATAGGCGGTGACTTAACAGTTACTGGCAACGCTACCATTGCAGGTAATCTTACGTTTGGTGATGCCGCAACTGATACTGTAGCTTTTAGTGCTGATGTAGCTTCTGATCTTTTGCCAAGTGTTGATGGTACTTATGACTTAGGTGCTGTAGGTTCTGAATGGCAAGACCTGTACATAGACGGCACAGCAAACATTGATAGCCTTGTTGCCGACACAGCAGACATTAATGCAGGTACAATTGACAATACAGCCATTGGATCTACGACTGCTTCTACTGGTAACTTTTCTACACTGTCTATTGGCGGTACTGCAATAACTTCTACCGCCGCAGAACTTAACATCCTTGACGGAGTTACGGCGACTGCTACAGAACTAAATATTTTAGATGGTGTTACAGCGACAGCCTCCGAACTTAATCTTGTAGACGGCTCAAGCGCAGGAACAATTGTAAACAGTAAGGCTGTTATATATGGAGCAGCCGGAGAAGTCAACGCAACTACACTTCAATTAAGCGGAACTGCAATC